TTGAAGCCAAAGAAAAGATACTTGTTATCCATGGAAATTACGACTGGGTCGGAGCTGAGAAAGTCCCTAGACATCCTGATATTGATAGAGTTATTGCCGTATCCAAGGATGCTGCGGATGCTTATACTCGTTTAACAGGGATTCCATGCGAGGTATGTTACAACCCTTTGGAATTGGACGCACCGAATAAAGTCCTTACGTTGATGTCAGCTACGAGGTTAGATCCTTACACTGAAAATATTAAGGGTACTGCTCGTATTCAAAAACTGTTGGAAGCATTGGATCGTTACTGTGAAAAAAACGGTACGGATTATATGTGGTTAATGTTTTCCACCAACTCCGATGTAATAAAGCATCCTAAATTACTGTTCATGGAACCTCGATTAAACTTGACAGGTTTCCAGTGCATGGTCGATTTCGGTGTTCAGTTGAGTGACAACGTTGAAGGTTTCTGTTATACAACGCACGAAATGTTGAGTTACGGAACTCCAATGGTTTTAACGCCTTGCAACGTTTACAAAGAGTGTCACATTGATGACGAGATGGCTATCTTTTTAGATTTTGATTGTGGAAATATTGATGAAGTCGTTGAAAAGATGTTCACCAAGAAATTACGTTTTACTTACAAACCACCTAAATCAAGATGGAGCGAAATTTTAGCTAAACCGGCAAAAGCAACAAAACCTAAAAAGATTACTTTAATACCTGTTGTTGCGACAGACGAATCCAAAAAGAAATGGGTACGTATTGCCGAAGTCAACAGAGTAGTGGAAAAGGGAGAAAGATTTGAAGTCACTCCCGAAAGATTAAAAGTTTTACAAGGTGACAACCCGTATGGAGTGAGGTTTGTAGAATGAATTTAATATTAATAGTTTTAACAGGCGTCTTAATGGGCGCTTTTAATTTTGCGTTTTTTATTCTTGGATATTTGTACCGTGACAAGAAACCTTCCACAGACGGAGTAACTGTCACCAAGGAAAACAAAGCCTTCATTGAAGAGATGATGAGATGGAGGAACTACGGAGGTGAACAATGAAAACACAGCCTGATGAAATATGGGCCGAATACACCAAAGGCGTTGAGTATTTATACAACTTAGATAATTTCTTTGAGAAGATCCGTATCAACGAACACTTCTGGGACGGCAAACAGTGGGAAGGCCTTGAAGGAAAGAATATGCCCAAACCTGTATTTAATGTATTGCAGCGTGCAGGCAAATTCATGGTCTCCACAATCGGTTCAAATGATATCGCAGTCAACATAGTACCTTTTACTTCTGTCGCAGATGACATTGAAAGAATGGTGCCAATTTCGAAAGAGATCGAACACATCATCGAGATAGCACGTATGAAGGAAGCCTCAAAAATGGTCATCCGTAATGCGTTTGTCGATGGTTCGGGATATATGATGCAGTACTTCGATCCTGAAGTTGATACCGGACAGCCAGCTCAGGGTGCTATCAAGAACCAGATTGTCGACAATACCAACGTTTTCTTCGGCAACCCATTCTCAAATGATTTACAGGGCCAGCCTTACATTATCGTTGCGTTAAGACAGGATGTAGGGCAGGTACGTCAGGAAGCGATGGAATTAGGTATGTCAAAAGAAGATGCCATGTCCATTGCACCGGACAATATGGGCCTTCAGGTAAACGAAGAGATTGCGACCAACCTTGTTACAGTACTGTTCAAGTTCTACAAAAAGAAAACAAAATTCATTGAAGAATCAACTGATATCGATCCAATTACAGGCGAAACGATCGTAATGCAGGAAGAGAAGGAGAAAACTACTGTATGGTTCACCAAGACCACTCAGACGATGGTCATTAAAGAGCCTACAGATTTAGGTTACTCACGTTATCCTCTTGCGTGTTTCGGCTGGGATGTTATCAAGAATTCTTATATGTACTCTTCACCGATGACCTCGGTAATTGCGAACCAAGTATTCATTAACAAGTGTTTTGCCATTGCCCAGATGTACGGTTTGCAGAGTGCTTTCCCGAAAATCATCTTTGATAAAAACAAGGTCCAGATCGATGAGTTCCTGAATTCCGTCTCACCACAGGCGGTATCGGGAATTGACATTGCTGGAAAATTTATTGATTTTATCAAGATTCCTGATTTCAGCAACAACATTATAGATCTGGCCAAAGAGACAATTGCACAGACCAAGGACATGATGGGCGTCACTGACGCTTCATTAGGTAACGTAAAACCTGAAAACACTTCAGCAATCATTGCGTTACAGGAATCTTCATCTGTCCCATTGGAAATTCAGAAACAGAACTTCTACTCATTCTGGGAAGACGTGGTACGAAATATTATCGACATTGTTTCTACCGATTACGGTGTGAGAGAAGTTATGACCTCTGACAATCAATTGGCAATTGTAGATTTCTCTTCATTGAAGAATTTAAACTACAACCTCGATGTTGAGATCGGTAATGGCGCTCAGTTCTCTGAGATCGCACAGATCAACACATTAGACAAGTTGGTACAGGCAGGCTATATCGATCCGGGTGTTTATATCGATGTAGTGCCTTCCAAATACATCCCGCAGAAATCCAAGTTGTTACGTTCCTACCAAGAGCGTATGCAACAGATGACTGCAATGGGAGCAGAGCCTCAGTCAAGGGGTTCTAATCCAACAGACGAACACGTTCCAATTTAAAGAAAACGCCTCACCATGGGCATGAAAGGATTAAATGGAAAACGAATTAAATGTAAACGAATTAGATTCTGTAGAAGGTTTATTCGATGACTACACGCCTACCAGTGATGTAGCTGAAAACAGTGAGAATGAAACGGAAACAGAAGAAACTGCAGTCGAAGAAGAACCTACCAGCGAATCGGAAACTGTAGAGACAGAAGAAGTTGAAGCTGAAGCAGAAACAGAAACTGTCAACCCATTTGAGTTAAAGGTGAAATTCAACGGTGAAGAACGTACGCTCACTGAAGAAGAAGCACGTACCTTAGCACAAAAGGGATTAAACTATGACCGCTTCTATGAACCGATTGAACGTTTAGCTCGCATGAACAACATGAGCGTAGGAGACTACGTTAACCAGTTAAACGATACTCAGTTCAATTATGAAGTCGGCAAAGAGATTGAATCTTTACGTAATGACCCTCGTTATGAAAACGTCAATGACGATGTATTAGAGGAACTAGCCACCTCAAGGGTCAGGGATTCAATGGGTCAACGTGACAGAAATTACGAAGACCAAGTAAAACAGCAGGCTGACGCTGAGCAGCAGAGGCTACAGAAGGAAATCGACCATTTCTTTGAGGAATACCCGGAATTCAGAGACAAAGGACCTGAAGCGCTAGATCCAAAAGTCTACGAGTTCTGCAAACAAGGCTATACCTTATTGGAAGCCTACAACAAATTCCAGAGATTAAATGTTCAGAAATCCCAAGCCGAAGCCAAAGCTAAAGTCAGCAAATTAAATGAGGAAAACAAAAAGAAGTCATTAGGCAATACCACCAATGCAGGAAAGGTTGAGTCAGATGACTTTTTAAATGGCTTCCTCGCTGATTAAAGAAAGGAATTTAAAACATGGCAACAATTAATCTTGCGACAAAATATTCTCCAAAAGTAGTAGATAAGTTTTACCTCGATTCCGTAGTCTTAGGAAAGACCTCAAAGGAATACGATTTCGATGGTGTCAATTCCGTAAAAGTATGGACCATCAATACTTATGATCCGACTGACTATAACAAGCCAGCCAATGACAACGAAATTTCCGGTCAGCACAAGAGATATGGCTCAACTTATGAAGTAGCCGACACCATCCAGACGATGACTCTCACTCAGGACAAAGCCGTTTCACTGTCAGTCGATAAGGGCAACAACACTGAGCAGATGCTCATCAAGAACGCTGGTAAAGTTATGGCTCTTGAAATGAGAGAGAAATTCATCCCGATGTTCGACAAGTACTGCTTAGGCGTATGGGGCAACCCTGCAAACTGCGGTACCGTTACCGAATTATCTTCACCTTCGAAGTCAAATATCGTTGATGCTATCTCAGCTCACGTTACAGCTTTAAGAAATGCATACGCTACCGTTGACGATGCTTACTGCTTCATCGGCGAATCCGAGTATGCAATGCTCCTGATGGCTCCAGAGTTCATCAACTACAACAACCCGACATTTGCTCCTCAGCACTTAGAAAAAGGCGTTATGGGCAAGGTAAGAGGTTTACAGATCGTTCCTGTTCCTGATTCATATTTCACCGACACGAACATCAACTTCGTTACCGCAAAGAGAAGCGCTATCTTAGCTCCTACCAAGATCAAGGATATGAAGGTCCACAGTGATCCGGTAGGCATCTCAGGTGCGCTGCTTGAAATCAGATGGTTATTCGATGCATTCGTTCTCACGACCAAGAAAGATGGTCTTGCTGTCTGCTTAAAGAACGACGCTTCAGTTTAATCGTTTTAGGGGGGGAGGGTCTTCGGATCTTTCCCTCTTGCTTATAGGAGGTTTCTATGACCGAACAGTGGAAAAGTATAGCCAATTATCCTAACTACGAAATTAGCAATTGTGGGCGATTCCGCAATGCCAAAACAGGGAAGATATTAAAAGCTAATCCCGGCCATTTTGGTTATTTGCGTGCAAGAATCTACAACGAAAACGGGGTTTGGTGTGTTGGCGTTCATCGCCTTGTAGCAATGCACTTTATTCCAAACGATCAGAACAAACCTCACGTGAATCACATTGACGGTAATAAAAAGAATAATAACGTTTCTAATCTTGAATGGGTAACACCAAGCGAAAACATGAGACACGCTTACGATACCGGGATTAAAAAAGGTCATGCAGCAAGAAGCCGTGACAACCCTCTATCAAAAAAGGTGGGAATGTTTGACCTCGATGGAAACTTAATCAGGACTTTCTATTGTGTTAAAGACGTGGAAAGAGAATGTGGTTATTTCGTTTCGAACATAGTCAATGTTTGTAATGGGAAAAAGAAAACAAGCCATGGATACAAATGGGCTTATATGTGAAGGAGGTGGTTACCATTACTGTCCAAGAAATGTACACTAAAACAAAGGCGTGGATGTTTGAGAAGCCTTCTTCAAAGATTTACGACAACTACATAATCGAGATAACAAATAAGATCCTGGCAGAGGTATACGAAGAGAATAACAACCTAAGAATGTTCAAAGGTATGTCTCCGTTTCAGGATGGTATTCAGTATCATCAGGTTTCAAGTATGGATGATGAGATCGATTACGAACCTGAATATGTTTATGACGTTATCCCGAAAGGTATTGATGCAAACTTCTTAATGGACGATGACCTCTCAAAAATGTCCATTTATCAGACCGAGTACAACAATGCTCGTGTCATGCATCAGTGCTTGGTATCAAAAGACACATTGGATGAGTATTACTAATGCCAATTAAAGAGATGCCTCAGTTCAAATCTGTACCCGACAAGATGTTAGAGGTACCGCAGCCAGCTATAGGGGGTTTGGACTTAAAGGACTTGGAGTACGAACAAGAGGTCAGTAAGTCTCCGTATATGAAAAACATAATGTACCGTAATGGCGCTTTCGGTAAACGATTCGGTCAGGAAGTACATTCAACCTATGCAGATACAATCTACGCTGAAGTCTACTTTGACGACAATATATTCGTTCATGCTGGGACAAAGATTTACAGATATGCTGCGAGTGGAACTCATGTGGAAGTAGCAACCGGGATGCCTTCAAGTGCTGGTATCTTTATTATCTTTGCACAGAAACTTTATTACATGAATCCCAGTGGGTTCTACCTTTACAACGGCACAAACTTTGTGTTGGCAGACACCTACGTTCCAGAGTTATTAATCAACTGCAAACCTGATGGCACAGGCGGTGGTGACCCAATTGATGAATTAAACATTATCGGATCACAGTTTTCTTTAGTCTACAACGGCACCGCTGGAACAACGGTTTACGAGGTAGGACCATACGACAGTGAAAACATAATTGATTGGGATGTTACTCCTACTATCAAAGTGGATGACACTGAGACTACGGCTTTTACCGTTGACAAGACCAACAAGAAAATAACCTTCAGTACAGCACCGGGCGCTGGTGATATGAATGTCGAGATGATATTCACAATGAAATCCACGACCTTTGCTACTGAGAAAGCTCAGATATTATCCTGTAAGTTCTACGATACATTCGGTGGTGCAAACAACAACAGATTATTCCTAGCCGGGTGCGGCAAGTCGAAATACTTCTACTCTGATTCCTACGATGTAACATACTTCCCTGAAAACAATTTCGCAACGATTGGAAACACGGAAGATGACATTACAGGATTCGGCAGGCAGTACAACGTATTGATCGTATTCAAGCCTCGTGAAGTATATTCAATTTATTCGTACACTGAGACCGCTTCAACAACAATCATTGAAGAAAACATCGGTGTGGAGAATTTCCGTTCACAGTTAGTAAACTCAAGAATCGGATGTGATGCGCCTTATTCAATCCAATTGGTAAACAACTACTTAACGTGGTTCAATTCGAATTGGGGTGTATGTACATTAGTTTCTACCAACATTCAGGACGAAAGAAACGTAAGAATAATTTCAAGGAATATCGAGGAGACCAATACATTCGGTATCACTGGATTATTGAATATCAATGAAACTCTTACCAAGATTACAAGCGCAGATTACAACAATAAATATTTCTTAGTTTTCCCGACATCCGGGGTTTGTTTCATGTGGGATTATGAATTACAGCCATTCGTAGTAACATCACGTGGAGAAACAGATCCTAAGTTATTGGTGTGGTTCTACTTTGACAGGTTCTTTGTTAAATCATTCTTACAGGTCGAAAAGACTTTGTTATATGCCTGTTCACACGCTGACTTCACTAATAAGCTGATTAAATTAACTAGCGAATTTTCAGACGTCAACTTTGATTTATTGGAAGATGGCAGTGGGAATGTCTTAACAGAAGTTCCTATTGAGTCTTTTTACATGACACCGTTCTTCCAGTTCAACGCAGTAGAGATGCTGAAAAACGTCCGTTATATTTACGTTCAGTGCAGAGGTGATTCAAGCTCTCTAGTTAATTTATATTACTACACCGATGATTCACCAACACCTGAAGCCGATCCAGAGCCTATCATGGTCAACCAGAGCGGAAGAATATGGCAGAGCTTTCAGTGGTCGGATTATATGTGGTACATGAACGTATGGGGAAACGTTTTTGTGCGTAAGTGCAATTTAAAGAAAATACAGATGGCAGCCTTCTTCTTCACCAACAACGAATTAGATAAGGATATGCCTATTACTAATATCGGTTTAAGATACCAGTTAGTCAAATACGTGAGGTAAATATGAACAAATTAAGTTATGGAAGCTACAGTTCCGATATAACAGATATTGCGTTCTCTTCCACCAACGGCTATACAGACCCATCAAGCGAACTGGAGACACGTAAACAGTTTTCTACTCCGTTAAAGGAGATTAAGGATTTTGTCAACAATACGGTCACCGTAGACTCAAATGACAACGCTGTACAGTTAGTGGTAACAGAAGAAAACAAACTGCAGTATAAAACCGATCCGGGTTCAACGCCAGTAGATATTGAAGCATCAGGCGTACCAGAGGGGGGTACTTCCGGGCAAATCATCGTGAAGAATTCATCCACGGATTTCGATGCCAGTTGGCAGGATCAGGACCATTCGATCGTTACTGTGCAGACTACCGCTCCAGAAAGTGCCTATACCGGGGGAGGTGTAAAGATTGTTTATCTTACATCAGAACCCGGCACGAAATACTCAGGATATATTTATCTGATTAAGGGGTAGTTATGCCTATTTATTACGGAACAAACAAGATCGGGAAGATATACAACGGTCCTAATGTCGTAACGGAAGGATACTACGGTTCTAACAGAGTATTCGCAGCCGACAAGACAATCGATTTAGGAAGCGTGTCTATTTATGGAAGTGGCGATTATATGAATAATTATTATTCGAACGCTCATGCTTATAAATTGAGAATCAACGGTACATGGTACTTGAAGATTACTGGCAAATGGTACTCAAAAGGAACGCACGTAAGCGGTGATGTTACAAACTTCTCTACGAACATCAATGTAGGCTCACAGAGGTCACAGCGCAACTTTAACGTTTACGAATGGAACAATACCACGACACCTAGCGGAAGTCCTTATTCAACAAGAAGTTCTTACGTCACTACGGGCGGTACTGTTTACTTGCCGTTAGGACATGAGAACGTTTATAGAGTATTTAACCAGTTCGATTATAATTCCACATTAATACAATTAGATCCAGCATAAGGAGGAAATTATGGTTACAAGAAATCGTTATAATTTAGCCGAAGATATGGCTTATCAGGGAACATCCCTAGATAGCAAACCCACTGAAGGTGTAGCAGTCAATTCTATCTTTTGGGAACTCGACACCAACGATCAGTATTATTTTGATGGTTCTGCTTGGAACAAAGTAGGCGGCAATACAGGAGAATAAACATGAATAGGGGGGACACAATATCTTTAATGCTTGATTATCAAGTAAATGGTTCTCCTTTGGAAGAAGGCGCATATGATGAACTGGAACTCCAGATTAACAATCAGAACAGTGCTAAGGCGATTAAGAAATTATTGTCTGAAGGCACGATAGCTTGGAGGACCATTAATTACGTTGATGGCGGTGTAGAGAAAACATTTACTGGTTATGTCGCAGAGCTGGATCAGGAAGAGACATTTAAACTTTCAGCAGGTCAATCCATGGTTCAGTTAAGAGTTAAGATCGGCAATCAGGTAGGTTCGTCTGGCAATTCAATGTTTACGTTAGGAGCTGTACTCAGTACGAGAGTCTTATGATAAATGTCGCATACGGATTAAAGATATCCGGGAATATCGAACAGTCAGGGATTACGCTAAGCGGAAGTGTTATCAGTGGTGCAGGTTCATCTCCCATTGAAGATTACACAGGTCCTTATACCGTAACCCCTTCTCAGAGTACTCAGATTTTATACACAAACGACAGACGAGCAACCGACAACATTACAATCGAACCGATACCTTCCAATTTTGGATTGATAACTTGGGATGGGTCGGTAATAACAGTTAGTTAAAGGAGAAAATTATGGCAGCAGTAGATGTAGTAATCAACAGCGTACAATACAATGACTGTCCTGAAGTCAACATTCCGTTAGTGGGTGGAGGCACAGCGAAGTTTTTAGAGACCTCGGATGCCGACATTACTTCCGGGGATGTTTTATACGGCAAGATAGGATACAATGCCTCAGGCTCTGTCACAGGGTCAATGGCTAACAACGGTTCTGTTTCAGGTGATATTTCAACAAAATCTGGAACAGTAGTCGTACCAGCCGGATACACAAGTGGCGGCACGGTAGCAATCGACTCGACCGAACAGGACAAAATCATCGCAACGAATATCAAATCAGGCGTAACCATTTTAGGCGTATTAGGTACTCTGACATCTGCCACCATCAGTCAGGACAGCACAACTAAGATTTTAAGCATTTCATAAAATGGACGTAGAAATTCAAGGCGCAGTTTTTTTTGGCGTTCCTGCAGTCGATCTTCCTAAATATGGTGGTGGCACAGCGAGATTTATGGATGTTACAGATACAACCGCTTCCGCATCAAATGTAGCAAGTGGTTACTATTTCTATGCATCTGACGGAACAAAGACACAGGGTTCAGCTTCATTAGCAACCGCAACGGTAAGTGGGACAGTTTTAACTCTTACCGATGGCTTCCCTGTTAGCGTGTGAGGTGATTTATGGCAGACATTACACAAATCAATGTAAACGGTACTACATACGACATTAAAGATTCCAATGCAATGGCGAAAGTCACCTCTGCAACAAGCGGTGATGTATTAGTCACTGATGCAAACGGTCAGGCGGTAGACAGTGGAAAAGTCTTAGGTGATTTAGCTGAATATAATGCAACAACTTTATCCAGTGGTGTCGATGCCGTTAAAGTCGGTGTGGATATGGACTTGTTGTGGACTAATAGTTCACCGACAAGCAATTTCGCTGGGCAGACAGTAGCTTTAGACTTATCTGATTACAAATTAGTTTTAGTTTATTTTAAAAGAACTAACAGTTCGGATAAATATGGAAGTAGTCTGTGCCATGTCGGAATGGCTTCAAATGGTATGTGCCCACCACAAGGTGCAGATGCTACAACAATGGCTACTAGATATTATTCGGTCAATTCTAACGGCATAGCATTTGAAAATGGCGTTTATTCTAATCATGGTGGAGCAAACACAAGCTCATATGTTGATAATAACGGATGTATTCCATACAAGATTTACGGCATAAGATAAGGAGATAATTATGAATAAAATACAACAGCTTACAGATGCCAATGGCAACAACATATATCCGATAGCTTATGCACAGGGCGGGATGAAGATGGATCTGTTATGGACTAATCCAAATCCTACATCTAATTTTTCAGGTGGAACTATAACATTTTCAGATGGCGATTATGATATGTATATTTTTGAAACTAATTACGCAACGTCATCCGAACTTAAAGTACATAACATTTCAATCGGACATAGTAATTTTCTTTTAATCTTTTTTGAGAGAACGGCTCTCTATCAGAGAGAAGTGACATTTACAAATGGATCAGTTACATTTGCCAATACGAAGGTAGCTTCATATAATGCTGGTTCATGGAGTACAGCAAATAATGTTTTGATCCCATACAAAATCTACGGTCTCAAAATGTCTTACATCGTTCCAACAAGTGTTCACGGTATGCAATACATAGAGGTGTAATTATGGCAGATAAATGGATTCAATTAATGAGTGAAGATGGAACGGATAATTTATTTCCTACGAGCAAGATGGATTTACTGTGGGAAAATGCTTCACCGACAAGCGCATTTTCTGCTCAGACACTAAATAATATCAACACATCAGGCTATAAATGGATTCTTTTTGATATTAAAACGCATCTGACTAGTAGCTTATATGTATATTTTTTGGCAAAGCCAATCGATTATATCAGACCTTATTTTGTAACGGACTCGACCACAGCAAACAACAATTTAACTTATAGAAATATTGAATTAAACGGTTCTCAAGTTATTATTTCTAGCCCTGTGCGCGGAAGTGGAAATGTTGTTTCTGAAAACAATGCGGTAGTTCCTATAAAAATCTTTGGCATAAAGTAAAAATGAAAGGACTATAAAACTATGTTATACACAGCAAATTTAGATGAAAACAATTTTGTTTTATCTCTTGCTCATACTCCCCATGACAATATTGACTTGGATTTGTCTGAAGTCGATATGGAGTATCTGAACGCTTATCAGTTAATCAATAATGCTTTAATTCTCAATCAGGAAAAATATGATGAGATAAAAGCACAGGAACAGGAAGCTGCAAAGCAAACGGAAATCAGTGAACTGAAAAAGAACTTAAGCGATACCGATTGGATATTCAGCAAGGAACTAGAAGAAATCACATCCTTAAGCAATCCATTAACTTTTGTGGCAGATGTCATTAAGATATTGGTCAATTACGCTACCGTCTATAAAGATACTATTGCACAGCGCAAAGTTTGGAGAGCGAGGATCGAAGAATTGGAGAAATAAAATGCAAAAACAATTAACCGAATTTTTCTGTGTGGAAAATGAATTCTTTACCTATGTATTAGTTATCATAGGAATCTACATCGCCCAAACATTCTTCAAGATCAGTGCTGTACGAAAGGAAGGCACTTTTTCTTTTAAAGAGTTGTTTGATGGCATGATCGATTATGCAATTTATTTTTTAGGCATCATGGTATTTTTCTTCTCCGGGATGCTCATACCGAAAGCACAAATCATACCATTAAGCGACAAGTACTTAACGATCGATGATGCTCTTACTGCGATGGCTTATGCATTAATCATTATTCAATCAGTGAAGTGCTTCAAGAACATCAAAGAAACTTTCAATGTAAGTGATGAACAGATTGTAGTCAACGATAAGGAAGCGTCTTTCCGGGGATGAAGTACACACTTAAAGACATAGTCTACGGTGGAACTCTTCACGATAAACTGTGGAACGTAAACAACAATCCCAATGCCACGATAGGTAATTGTCTTGCCAACTGCACAACCTTAGCTTACGGTCTGGCAGAACCAAAACCAGTATCAGTAATAAGAGGCGCTTCAAATTGGCATACAGTATTAACCAATGGTTGGTATGCGATTCCCTTTGACCGAAGTAAAGTCGAAGAGGGCGATATTATCGAATGGGTGAATCATGTCCATGTCGCAATAGTCGATAAAGTCGAAGATGGAAATATTTACTTACACTGTTCATGGTATACAGGCATACATGGTACCGCAATGTGGAATGGGAGTTATGACACAAGACCTTTTTCATCACTTAAAGAAGTATCAGACTTCATGTCGGAAAACTATCCAACGAGAATGTATCACTATTTCGAATTGGAAGATGAATGTCGTGGAGTCGGTGGAGACCCGCAGTATATTCTTAAACATCCTTCTCTCATTCCTAGCGATGGTGAAGACAAGTCCGTAGACCAAATCTATGTATCAACCAACGAGCAGAACGTGCGTGTTTTACCTTCAACATCAAGTGAAATCGTGGGTGTGGCATCAAAGGGTTACTACAATGTTCTCGCCTCACAGAATGACGGAAAATACGTCTGGTATCAGATTAAAGAAGGTTGGATCGCTGGAGTTGAAGGAAGAGTAAAATTTATCGAAGGCGAAGATGATATTAAAAAGTTAAAGAGAGAAAATGCCAAATTAAAAGCATTACTTAAACAGATCAACGAATTATCGGAGGTATGAATATGGACAATATTACTTTAGGCCAATTATCTGGAATTATGGTATGGCTTATCGGGTTCGGTACAGCGACACTCACCATAGTCAAGGCAGTTAAAAGTGCTATCAGTAAGTCATTCGTGCCGATCGAGAAGAAGATTGATGATGTAGATCTAAACGCCACCAAGAATTTTTTGGTAAGATGTATCGCTGACATAGACCGTCATGGTATCGATCCTGTTACAAAGATGAGATTCTATGAGCAGTTCGAACACTATCAGAAAATGGGCGGCAATTCCTACATAAGGGATGAAGTTGAAAGATTAAAGAAGGAGGGCAAACTTTAATGGCAATTGCAACGTATAACGATGTAGCGTCTGGTACAAAAACAACAGGCGTAACAAGTTCAAGCGGAAAGAGCAAATCGAGTGCTTACACAAATGCAGTAGCATCGCCACAGACTTATAAAAAGGTCTATTCCGATGTTGGCATTATCAAGAACGACCAGCCGAAAAACAATGGCGGTGGAACAATAGTTCAGACAGGTTCTTCTTCAGGTGGAAGTTCAGGCGGTGGTGGAGGTGGAAGTTCTACTCCCGAAGTAAACTACGAAAATGAATTACTTGAGAAAATCAAATCGCTTCTGTCAAATGAAAGACAGTCAATGTATGATGCTGCTAAGGCGGCCTACGAACAGTCACTGCTTAAGAACTCCACCGATTCCGAGTCTCTGAGCAATGATGCAAATGTTAAACGTGAAAGAAATGACAGATTAATCAGAAGTCTTTATGGTCCGGGAATGGGACAGGGCATCTCAAACAGAATTGCCAATCACAACAGGTGGGCTGATACACTGGCATCGATCAAGTCAAACAGAGCTAATAATGATTTAATCGCACTCAACACGTACAACCAGAACAAAGCCAATGCAGATAATATGTACACTCAGGGTCTATACAGTTATGTAATGCCTGTTTACACAAATAGACAGAACTATTCCGATTCACTTCAGAACCAGTTAAGACTGTATCAGATGCAATTAGAAAACAGCAAATTATAGGGAGGGGGAAACCTCTCTCTTTTTATTAGGGAGGGAATATGGCGAAGAAACCAGTAGAAGACAATAGCGGAACCAAAAACAAAAAGACTACCGTTACTACAAATACAAATACCTCTAATTTAGCAGGCGTTGATTATCAGAAACAGGCTGTAGGAACTCCTAAAGTATCTACGTCTTCTTCTGGTTCAACCGGGTTAAACACAAACGCATCGAACCTTGCCAACACGAATAACATTCAGAACGCAGGGGGAACTGTAAGGAATACAACCAAAAGCTCTGACGTTTACGTTTCGAATTATTCTAAGCCAACGGTCACCAATTCTTATGTTGCCAAAGCCAATTTAAACAAAGCAGAGAACAAGAACGCTCTGTCTTCAATGGCTGACAGCTCAACTAAGAAGGCAAATCAGGTGGTCAATGCGATAGATTCATTTGTAAGCAACGTAAAGAACACTATATACAATGCCAATCAGGATTACAGAAATGACATTCAGTCGCAGAGGCAGGCACGTTATGACCAGAGCAGAGAAAAGGTTTATGCCGAACAGGATGCAAAACGTAACGAAACTCTCAAGACCCTCACAAAAGAAGATTTAGATAAATTCTACAATCAGGATGGTACGCCAATAGACTACGATTCGCAGATACAGAACCTTAACAGCAAGAAGACTACTCTTGAGGCGATGATTAAAAATGCGGAAAACGATGGTCAGGCAATGTCTGCACAGGCAGAGCTGGACACTGTTTTAAAGCAGATGGAATCCCTTGATATTCTCAAAAACAAGAGAGATGCCCTTGAGGAGGATTACAACCTTAGAGCATATAGAGAAAGCGGAGATGAACAGGCATACAGGTCCTACAGAGAAGCCTTAGCTCATAAAGACGATTCCATGCTTGAGAGATTCGGCAGTGCTGGTTCTCATTTGCTGGCACAGACTATCAACGAAATTCCAACCGCTTTAGATCAGGGCATTTACAGAGCCGATGTGGGCAATGCTATGTCCGGGATGGAAGCCTTAAAAGCGGCCTACGAAAGCGGAGAAATAGATACCGATTCTTACGTTACCGCATTGGGTGAAATCGACCAGAAAATCAAGGAAGCACAGAACCGGTACAATGACAGCACATCTCAGGAAATAAGAAGAGTTGTAGACCAGTACGGTGCTAATACTTTTTATGGTGCAAACGATATTGAAAAGTTCATCCTTCAGGCCGGGGAAAGCACTGCACAATTTATGCTGCATTACGCAATTGGAACGGCAGTGGCCAGCGCAGCAATGGGAGCAACGGCATTAGAATTGGGCGGTGATATCGCTACTACTACCATGTCTTTGACCAGCGCTACTGAAAAGACCAACCAGCTGTTAGACGAAGGCTATGATATCCAGACTGCCTACAGGAACGGCTTATTCACAGGATTAGTCTCATACGCTACTGAAAAGGTAGGCATGGACAGATTCGTGGATATGTTAAAGACCCCTGTATCAGCAAATCTTATGGGCCAGATCATTTTAAGGAACGCCAAGAGCGGATTATCCGAAGGCCTTGAAGAAGTTGTAGAAGGATTGGTAGATCCGTTGGTAGACGCTGCTACACTTGGCACTGATTATGAAGTTAACGGAAACGAATTGTATATGTCGTTCTTGCTGGGTGGCACATCCGGATTAATCATGTCCAATGCGGCCACTATTGGCAGTGCAGTTCAGACCAACTATAAATTAGGCCAGCTGATCGTAGCAAACAGACAACAGAGAGAAGCACTGATAAACGAAATCAACACTCTTAAAGCCAGCCTTCCTTCCATGGATGAACTCCATAAAGAGATTGCGGCTCAGGAAATCAAAAAAGGTGAAGACGCTGTTTACACATACGATTCTATGTCAGCTACGTTGGGAATCACGTTCTCCACTGACTTTGTAGAAGAACCTTCTCCGGCTGAAGCTGAATACGCAGTTGTAGAAACATTAGTTCCTAACTTCAATCAGGAAGTACAGACTACCGCTGAATTGGACAATCTTCAGTCTCAGGTAGACTCAAATATCGATGGCATTATTGACGTTGAAAACAGCATCCTTGCGCAGACTCAGGAAATGCTCAACAGCAACGGATATAACATTGATGCCGGGGTATTCAACAGTTTAGATTCAAAGAGGCAGAACGATGCTTTAGTGGCTTTGGACTTTGCCAAGATGATGGGCATCAATGCCAATGTTGTAGATGATGCTGGTATTTATAATGCTATCGCACAGTACGGTTTCAATGGCTCACAGGAAGAACTGCAGAGGATCGTAGACGGTACAAGCGGTTTAGTGACCCCTGATGGCCAGATTTTTATTAATGGTTCAAAGAGGCCTATTCTGTTTACGCTGACTCACGAACTCACTCACGGCACTGAAAGCTCAAAATACTATCCAATACTTAGAGATCTGGTCCGTGCTGAATATGGCGATAACTGGCAGAACGCTCTTAACGAAAAAGCGGAACAGTACAAAGGGATAGAAGACTTTGACGCTGAAAAGGAAGTTGTTGCACGTTATGTAGAAGAGTTCTTAGGTGATGAGAAGTTCATTGATGATTTGATCAAATACAATTATTCACTGGCTTCAAAGATATTCCAGGATCTGAACGCATTTGGCAACAATGACGAAACTGTTAAAATCAGGAACGCTTTTGAAAAGGCATTTGCAGATAACTACCAGCAGAATGAAAGCCAGTTTTCTATTGACCAGCAGACACACAAAAATGCGGCTAAAGAAGAATTCGGCACAACAGACGATTATAACAAAGCCGGATATATCCTCGATGACGGTGAACTTTTAGATCTGTCAGAAGGTCAGGATAGAAGAACTCAGGACCATAGAAGCGTCGGTTACTTATTCGATGATTTAGATTACGCAAGAGATGGCATGAGCGCTGGCATGATTAAATTTATGAACGAAGGGAATATTAGAATTCTCCCAGAAAACGGCGGTGTGGATATCTCTAACGTAGTTGAACCAACCGCAAAGCAGTACGATGCGATTTATGACTATCTGAGAAACTACAATGATGAGTGGACAAAGTTAGATGTGTCTGACGAGAAAGGCTATAATGTTTTCTCTGTAGAATATCCTCCTAACACTTCACCGGGAGTGGCAATAGCAGATATAAAAACTTACTTTGAAGACGGAACGATTCCAGAGGCATATAACCCGGATAATATTTTCCAGTTCTCGTTCGACCCGGATTATGAAAAAGTCAACTTTGATAGTAGAGGGCTTAGAGTAAACAAGAACCTCGCCAATTTTATGAAGGGAACAAAGCTGACAGATCCTAGAGGTAGGCTGTTAAGACTGCACCATACGTCCCCAGTAACATTCACCGAGTTCGACCCTAGAGGTTCAAATAGGTATAGATTCGGTAACAGTGTAGTAAATTACTATTCTACAAGTTCAGCTGTTAGTGGAAGCTATACAGGCGGGGAATTTGTAGAGTTTGTAAATGATTACTCATACAAGAATTTCGAAGACGCAAACAAGAGGTTCAAAGAGTTAACCAGAGAACTCGAAGTATTAAGGAATCAATTTTCGGATTACAAACTAGCCAAGTACAGAGAAATATTCGATATTATAAACGGACGTGAATTCCAAAAAGAGCTTAAGAATACTATTTCCAAAATTGAAAAACTGGACATTCCTAAAGATGACTACAGTAATATGACTGCGTATATCGCAAAGGAAGGCCTGATCGATTACCTGCAAACAATCAAGGACCAGACCGACAATAGTCTTATCGTTGGAGATAGGCTAGAGGCTTTGGATTCAACGCTTGTGGATCTGATTGGCAAAGACGATCTTTTTGGCAACAAAGTTCCTCACATTCTCGCAGAAGCTGTTCATAATTTGTATGACTCATCTAGCTATAAGAAAATGACTGAAATAGCATCGGAGGTAAATAAAGAGTACTCCAAGTCATGGGAAGAACAGCAGAAGCTGAGAGAAAAAAGAAGCTATTATGAAAAGTATGGTGAAGCAACAGGCCGCCAGTATATCGGATATGGCAAAGCATTAAATCCGTATATTGTTGAAGGCCGTGTAGAAACTGACAACTATTCTAAAACCGTTAACTGGAATGATATAAACAATTCAGCTAATACGTTCAAAGAAGACGAATATGATCTGGATGATCTGTCTAATCTGTATAATGTTTTCAAAGAAGTATATGACAGCAGAGAAAATAATTTGCCGAAGCAGAAACAGTTTGAACTCGTTCTTGAAAACGTAAACGAGAAGAATAGGGAGTTTTTCCTTAAAAACCCGATTGCTTTGGCAAATATGTTTAACTATGTAGACAGAAGAGCGATTAGGTACTATGAAAATCTGGAAACTAGCACTCCTCAGGATGCAATGTATACGAACATCAACCGCAACATTGTCATTCCAGAATATTTGGAAAGCGAGTTTTCTAAACACTATGACGAAATTATGAACTTAGCGTCTGAAATAGCACTGACGAACGGAAGAGAATCGATAAGCAATTCTGATTTTGATGATGCTATGTCACAGCTAGGTTATGTAGAAACGCAACATTTCACAGGAAATAACGATTTAGAGACAAACGATGTTGTTAAAGCTATATTGGCAATCAACGAATATGCGAAGAAGAATGGTGGAGAAACCTATGACGGAGTGATATTCAGAAACATTACGGATAGTGGCTCATTTACAGGCAGAGACATAGCTTCAGATATTATTGCGTTGTTCAGCTCCAATCAGTTTAAGCTGGTGGGCAACGAGAATCCAACGGAATCGGGGGATATCAGATATTCATTCGACAAGACACAAGAAAGTGTGCCTACTGAAAACGAAAGTGTGTCCAGTCCGTATTTCGGTTACGGAAGGAATCCTGCAAGAAACGTAGATATCTTAAAGGAAACCAAAGCCGGTCCTACATCAAGATTCTGGAACAACCTTGCCAACAGTGAGTACGTTTCAGACGAGGAAGCTGTCAGAATCCAGAAGATGGTGGAAGACGGTTTAGGCGCATACGAAGCTACCACAAACAAAAAACAACAGCAGGAAGCTCGTAAGATGATACGCCAGATGGGTCTTGAAGATTCATTCAAATACGCAATGAACGCAGACAAGATGGCTACTGCAGATGTAGACACAGTATTCTGTAAAGAGTTGCTCAATGAAATGAACCAGAAAGGACTCTCCGGCACAGAAAACTACAAGCAGCTGGAAGCACGTCTGGCATGGCGTTCAACAATGTCAGGTAGAGCTGAGCAGGCGTTTAACACTTTCAGAACACAGACCCCTGAAGGACAGGTAATCACGATTAGAAGTGAAGTACAGAGAATTCAGGAAGGTTTGAACGAGCGCTATGGTGACGGAGCTTACGATATCAAAATCAATGAAGAACTGATCGAACAGTATTTAAGAGCAAGGTCACAGGAAGAGCGTGATAACCTCAGGTTACAGATCGCTACGGATATCGCTAAACAGATTCCTCCTACCATTTTGGAACAGCTGAACTCCTATAGACATTTGTCGATGTTGTTCAATCCTCGTACATGGATCAAGAACAGATTGGCTAATGAGCTGTTTGGGTATGTCAACGAAGTGACCAGAACGGTGAGAGTTTTAGGCGAAGCGATGTACGAGAAAGCCGGTGGCAAGATCGACCGCCAAGCTGGTATTTACAATCCGTTCTCAGGTAAAGACAGGGAGGCCTACAAGAAGGCCATAGAAGATTATGGCAAACACTATTCCGATGTCGATATGAAGTATTCAACGGTCGATGCAGGTAACGTGTTATTAGGATCTGAATTCGGCCAGCAGGTAGCCATGAACAGAGACCAGTTTACGTGGAATTGGCTCAATAAGATCGCTGAGTTAAATGCCAAGATGCTCTCGGATAGACCGGGAATGTCCAAAGCGTATGCAAAGTCTCTGACAGGTTATTTAAAGACTAAAGGTTTAACCTTCGAAACAGCCACCGAAGAGCAGATGGAGAAGGCACGTGAGTTCGCTTATAAAGAAGCTCGTTATGCAACCTTCAACTCTGACAACAAGCTGGCCAATTATATAGTCGAGGGCAACAGGAAACTCTTGGAAAGGAAAGATGCTTTAGGTTACGCAGGCCATGCGATAATCGAATCATTCATTCCGTTCAAGAGAACACCTTTAAACTTGCTGGCAACAGGAGTGAGATATTCACCAGCCGGGTTAGTTATCACGATGACCGATGATTTAGTCAAGCTGAAGAAAGGCAAAATCACAGCCACGCAGTTTATCGACAACATGGCTCAGGGTTTGACCGGATCGGGTATTATGGCGTTGGGTGCTCTATTGTATTCTTTGGGAGTATTCAGAACCAAAGATGACGATAAGGACCGCAAGAAGTATTTCGATCAGGAAAACGGTGAACAGGACTACTCGATTTATTGGGACGGTGGAAGCTACACAATCGATTGGGCAGACCCGATGATTATTCCTTTATCGATGGGTGCTGAAGTCGCAAAATTAATGGAAGACGGAACACTGACAGCTGATGATGCTTATAGTTTAATGACTGCTATGGCACAGCCTCTGTTTGAGACTTCCATGATGAGCGGTATCACCAACAACCTAAAGAGCTTTGCTAACGATAACACCGGATATGCAACAGATATCTTCAAGAACGCTGGTACTAACTTTGCTTTACAGTTTATCCCTTCTGTGTTGGGTGCAGTAGCACGTACAGTAGATGATACGAGAAGAAGCACTTACACCGACAAAGGCAATCTGGATAAAGTGAAGAAACAGGCGATGAATAAGATACCGGGTTTATCACAGAAAAACGAACCATACATCAACAGATCTGGAGAGGAAGAAAAAACTGAAGATTTGGGAATGGGCGTAGCGGGAAGAGCTATCCTGAATTTCCTTTCACCGGGTTACTATTCTTCAAAGGATATCGACAAGTACGATGAAGAGATGTACCGTTTATTAAGTGAGACCGGGGAAGCTGACGCACTGCCATCAAGTACCTCCAAGAGTGTTACCTTCAACAAGGAGAATTTCAAGTTCACCGATAAAGAGTACACCGAGTGGAACAGAACCAGATGGTCTACCGAAGCTGAGTACGTTAACCAATTCATGGATTCCAATGCGTACAAAGGTTTGACCGATCAGGAGAGAGTTGCAACAATCGAGGATATTCGTTCCTATGCACAGAAAGTTGCCAAGAGGCAGTTCCTTGAAAGCAAGGGTTACGAGTACACAGACGATAAGGAATTAGCGGAAAGCAATCCTGAAAAGTACGTGTATGACAAAGAGCTGACCAATGCCGGAGGAGCTATCGACCACGACATTAAACTGTATGCATACTACGATTATTTAAACAACGCCGGATCTAAACAGGCAGAGAAGATTGCCTACCTGGAGGAATCGGATTTAACTCAGGCTCAGAAAGAATATCTGTATGACTTGAGCGGATACAAGACCTCATACGAAGACGCTTATAAGAAGACCTTTGGGAAGTCAAATAAAAAGACAACCGGTAAGTCATCTTCAAGTAAAAAGTCTTCAGGTGCGTCTAAAAAGGCCTCAGGTTCAGCTCCAAAGACCAAGGTAAGCACCAGTTCAGGCAGCAAGGCAAAGTTCAATAAGATATCAGCAGCGCCTCAAACCACCAGCAGTGGAACGAAGAACGTTGCAAAGAGTTACTTAAAGGCTTATGCCAAGTCAATGAAGAAGCAGAACGTCTCAGGAGGTAGCCAAACACAAGTGTGTCCAAACTGCGGATCGAGAGTTCCAGCTAACGCTTCAAGATGTCCTAACTGTGGGGCAGCATTATAAGGGGGGGATTTAATTCTCCCTCTTTTTTTGTTATAATAATTATAGTCGACGAGGGATTGCGGTCCCGATTACAGGTGGTCAGCCGTGCGAAAGCGTAAGTGGCGTGATGCCTGTTTTTTTTGTTATAATGAATTAAAGGTACGAGGAGCACGGTCCTATAGTGCCAAGCCACGGTGTCATTTGGGCAACCAGCTACTGCAGAGCGGGCATCGAGGGCGACTATAAAAGCTCCTCATTAATGCGGGTGGCTACCGAACACTTCCATGGGTGTGTAGGCAGTTGAGCCTGCTTTTTTTGTGTCAATTTTGTGGCAATTTTGTGTCAACGGAAGTGATTTTGTGTCAATTTGTGTCAAAATATAGGATACAGTAGGATATTTATTACCACAATTGAATACTGTCAAAAAGCCAATAAAATAAGGGTTTTCCATGAAAAAAGGCCATTTTACAGGCCTCTTTCGCAAGTCATAAATGGTCCCCGAAGTCGTACTCCAAACCCTAATAAAATAAGGCTTTTAGCAACTTTTGTGACGAGTTTGTGTCAAGATAATAACTCAATGGCCTTTTCCTTCAGATCATCGTTACTCGACGCATAGTATAAACTCATATCGTAAGTGGCGTGTCCAAGTATCTCCATTGTGGTCTTGGTGTCTACCTGTTTTGTAACTAATGAAGTGGCCATGTTGTGTCTTAAGCGGTACATATTGAACGATATATTTTCCGTTTTGCAGATCCTCCGGATGATATTACCGATCCATGTTGAATCCATGTACTCGCCATTCTCCCTTACAAACAACTCATCGTACAGAGCATACTCCATCAAATCATTGAGAATCGGTTTCAGGTTTTTGTGAATCGGTACATTACGGATCGAGTTAGGAGTTTTACACTTTCTTACCACGTGATTCTCGTCCATATTTGAACCGAGTTCTTTAGTAACCGAAATGTAATCTCTCTTAATGTCATCTCTTGTTAAGACTTCAACTTCAGCCGGTCTCATTCCCGTGTAGTACAAAGTCTCCAACAAATAGACAATAATCCTCGCATCGTAATTACTCGCAACAGTTTTTCTAATACCGTCCTCTACCTTCAACAAAGTTTCTCTGTCAGTAGTAACCCCACGTTTCAGTGCAATCATGTGGGACTTCGGCCTTTGGATTCCCAACGTAACATCTCTCATAACAATATCCTGCAGCAGTGCGCTACCAACAATGTCATCCCGGTAAATACAATACACTCTGCCAATCGTATCGTCACTCGCAATCTCGACCATTTTGTTAAGGTCCTCGACAATCATTGCTTTAGTGAGCTCCTGAATCTTGGTGTCTTTGTGGTGGATGTACTTGTTGAATAACTTAATGTGGTAGTCCTTAGTCTTGTACAGATCTGTGGTGTGGTCCAAATAGTAGTCAAACATATCCTTAACGGTCGAATTGTTTTTCTTTTCTACCATTCCTACCGACAGCTCATACAACATTTTGTTCCGGTACTTCACTGCTGTTTCAAATGCTACTCTTGCGCTGGGGTAATCCTTTTGATTAAATGACTTGCTGACTTCTCCGTCTTCAGTTCTGATCCTTACCAAGAATGTTATCCCGGCTTTGGTCTTACGCTGAATGATGTTAGTTTCTTTTCTGAACATATTCCTCCTTTCTACAATAGGCTCAAAATGAAACCGACAATTGCGAGTATCAGCATAATGTGTGGTGCATCAAGTACTCCATCTGCAAAGGCTACTAGAGCGTGCATCTGTCTCCAATAAAAATAAAGGTACAGTGCATAGCCGATTGAGCATGATGCGGTGATGAAAAAAATACTGTGAATCATTTTGTCTCCTTCTAAATCATTCTTCTAATATCTTCATAATCTCATCTACATCTTCGAACTTAAGCATCATCAATACTATCCTTTGTGTATCATGGTCCAAGTCCAAAAACTTTTTAAATAGCTTGTCTGCAAAATCCGGGGTAGGCAAGTCTATAAAAGGAAGTGGCTCGAAATCAATTGGAACAAGAACAATCCTATCTACTATACTTGTATCGGTGGCATATCCTCTTTCTATCGGCTTTACGCCAAGAACAGCACAGAGCGTTTCCAAAGTATCCATATCAATTCTCATTACACCATCTTCATATCTTTTAATAGAGACTTTAGATTTTCCAATCATATCCCCGACAAACTCTAATGAATATCCTTTGTTTAACCTTGCCTTTTTAAGTTGTTTTCCCAGAGACTCATACAATGGTTTATCAATCTTCTTCATTTAGCACCTCCTTTCAAGAAAAGTGTACCACAAAAAAGTAACAAATCAATAAAAAAACAAAAAAAGTTGCGCAAAAGTGTTGCAAATGGCAATAAATGTGGTATGCTATAAGTGAAGTTACGTTAAAATGTAACAGAGAAAGGAGACGATGATGGAAAAATATACTGTCAAACAGGCCAGAGTATTAGCCAACATCACAATCAAAGATATGGCAAAGAAAATGGGCCTGAGTCAGACCGCTTATTTTAAAAAAGAAAAAGGATTGTCCAGATTTTATTACGATGAAGCAGTGAAATTCTCTTCGTTTGTTAATATCCCTATGGACAATATTTTTTTTACTTCGCAAGTTGCGTAAAACTGTAACTATATTCCCGCTCTGATAAGAGTGCATCATGTAGCCTCCTTTCAGTGAAAAAAGTTCTATTTGGCCTGAGCAACCAGAAAAACGTCATAATTAAAAGCTATTAATTTCATGTATAAATCACTACATGGTGCGCTCCTACGAGGGCGGGAAAACTTTGGTACTCATATACGAGTCGATCTATGCTCCTAAACATATCTTCCTACGCACTAAAAAAACATCGACATTATCGTATAGATCGGCTCCTGTATGGGTATCAAAGTAGAAAGGAAACGATGGAAAAACTACTCACATTAAAAGAAGTTTGCGAACTGCTCGGCAGCGAAGATCCAAAAGGAAGAAAGGTCCGGGAACTCTGGAAAAGAGGGGAACTTGAAGGCGCAAAGTTTGGCAGAAAATTAATGTTCAAACAATCTTCGGTCGAGGACTACATCGATGCACAGTTCAGACTGCAAAGGTAAAAGGAAAGACCGCCTGTTACAGCGGCCCGGAGACGATGACTCACAAGTTCATCACAAACATTATAGCAAAAAGGAGACATAATGACAAACAACGTAACAGTAAGAATGAAAACAATCAACGAATCACTACAGGACATACGCTATAAGCTGTCCAAGACGGAACTGAAGAAGTCCGGAAAGAACAAACATTTAAACTTCGACTACTTTGAGCTGAAAGACTTCTTACCAACAGCAACCAAGTTATTTAATGACGAAGGTATCTGCCCACAGTTCTCTATCGTCACAGACCAGAACGGAATTGAAGTAGCAGTATTAAATCTCGTAAGAGGTGCAGAGTCAATCAAGTTCGTTATCCCTACAGACCAGCCAGCGAATATGTCAGGTATTCAGGCGTTAGGTGCGAAGATTACTTACTTAAGAAGGTACTTGTATTTAATCGCATTAGACATTGTTGAGAACGATATCGTGGATGCCTCGATCGAATCTAACGAAGCACCAAAAGAAGAGAAGAAAGCAACCGCTAAACAGGTCTCAATGATTAAGGACTTATACGATGAGGAAAACCAGAAGAAGATACTTGACTATTACAAGATCGAAACGCTGGAAGACCTCAACTTAGCAGAAGCGTCTAAAGTAATCGCAAACAAGAGGGATAAGAAATGAATGAACTTGAACTGAAACAGAAGTTTGATGTCCTAATCCCTAACGAACTGTTGGAGGAATATGAGAAGCTCGCAGAAATCAAAGCAAGGTTCGGAGTTGTCGAAGAAGAAATACGTGCGAAGATGAATGACTTCCTCGTAGAGAATAATTTGGCCGAATACAAACAGGGAAGATTCTCATTTGTAGCAGTGCCTAGTTACGAAAAGAAAACGGTGGATACAAAGAAGATGAAGGATGAAGGTATCTATGACCTGTACACCAAAACTTCCATTGTTAAGCCAAGCATCAGGATAACTATCAACTATGAAGACGAATGACATTGAATTCCTGGAGGATAGTCACCAGTATTTGTACCGAGGTGTTTTAGTTCCCAGCGTGTCCGAGCTGATAAGGTTCAAATTTGTAGATATGTACCAAAACGTCCCTGATAAGGTCCTAAAGAAGAAAGCAGACTACGGAACAAAAGTGCATGACTACATAGAAAGATTTGTTAAAGGCGAATTCACGCTGGAGGAGCTGAACAAGAAGAAGATAGATCCCAACATAAAGATTGCGGTAGAACAATTCGAAACGTGTAGAAAGATGTGGGCCTTCCATGTAAAAGATATGGAGCAGATAGTCACCTACAAAGGAAAGTATTGTGGCAAGTACGATATCTTAACCATCGATGACTACATAGTGGATTTAAAAACCACATCCGAACTGCACGAGGAATGGCTACGCTGGCAGTTAAGTTTGTATGCATTAGCGTTGGGTATCAAAAAAGATTTTCACTTCTGTATCTGGCTACCAAAAGGAAAAATGGGGAAGGTTATTCAAATCAAATCTGTCCCGGAAGAAGAGTTATTAAGAGCATTAGACGATTATGAAAAGCATACTTCAGGATAAAAAGGAGTGCTTCGTTACGGGGGTGACAGAGGGTCTTCACAAACACCATTGTATGAACGGCCCTCTCCGTAGCAAATCAGAGAAATACGGATTGTATATATATTTAACCCCCGCATACCACAACATGAGCAATAAGGGTATCCACTTCGATCAGGAATTTGATTTAAGGGTCAAGAGGTATGCTCAAAAGAAGTTTGAAGAATTATACAGCCATGAGCTTTGGATGAAGGAGTTTCACAAGAATTATCTATGAATAAGTATCACGCAAAGAAAACAGAATTCAACGGAATAAAGTTTGATTCAAAACATGAGAGAGACAGGTATGTGGAACTCCTACTGATGGAAAAGGCTCAAGCTATTCAGGATCTAAAAACACAGGTGAGGTTTCCTCTTATTCCCAAGTCCAAATATGGAAGGGAGATATATTACTTAGCCGACTTCACTTATTACGAGAACGGCAAGTTAGTTGTAGAGGATGCCAAATCACCAATCACTCACAAGAACCGCATCTACCGATTAAAATTCAGGATGATGCAGGAGACTTACAACATAACAATCAAGGAGACGTAAAAATGAAACAGCAGGAATTAATTTTAAAGTATCTGGAGACACACAAAAGAGGTCTCACATCAAAGGAAGCCATCGAGAAGTTCGGTGCAACAAGATTATCAGGCGTAATATTCAAATTAAAATCTAAAGGCCATAAGATTGCGTCTGTGAGGGAAACAGTGTTTACAAGGTATGGACACACATCAATCGCAAGATACTATCTGGAGGCTTAAAAATGGACTTACTGGATGAATTACAGAATTTAGTTTCACTATTGGATCAGTCTGTTAAATCACTCAGGAAAACCAATGAAGCACGTGCCAAAACCGAGATGGATTATAAAATTCTCCTCCGGGAAGAAACGCTAAAGCTGCGTGATACCGGAATGGCAATCGGGTTGATCGATAAAACGTGCTACGGAATTCCAAGTGTGGCGCTGGCAAGATTCCAGAGAGATATCGCAGACGGAAATTATGAAGCCAACAAGGAAGCAATCAACGTTTACAAACTGAGAATCAGACTATTGGAAAACCAAATCAATCGAGAGTACGGGATGGAAGGAAAGCAGTTATGAGGCCATGGCTGAAGCTCTATAAAAGTTTGAAGGATTGGGAGTGGAAAGACTGTCCGGAAATGATTGCCTTATGGATCGACATTCTCTTGGAAGCAAACGATGAGCCAAGCACGTATCGTGGAGAACTATTCGAAGAAGGAACATTTCCAACATCGGTAGACAAACTTTCCAAGAACACAGGCCTTTCAACACAAACTGTTCGCACGTGTCTTAAGAGGTTAGAAAAGACGGGTGAAGTAACAATCGTTTCAACAAGCCAAGGAACAAAGATTTCAGTAGTAAAATGGCCCGATTATCAAAGTGACGTAAAAAAGCGAACAAACAAATCAACAAACGAACTAACAAACGAGCAACAAACGGCTAACAAACAACTAACAACTCTTAAAGAATATAAGAGTATAAGAGATAAAGAGTATAAGAATAATAATACTATTGCTCCGAGCTCTTTCGATCTCAAAGCCGTTGCTTCGCTCCCTCTCAACAAGAACGGAACTTTCTACCAAGTAACCGAGGAAGAAGCGTCTCACTACAAAGAACTTTATCCGGGTGTAAACGTAGAACAGGAGTTGAGAAACATGGTGGGGTGGCTGGAATCTAACCCTGCTAAACGGAAGACACAAAACGGTGTGCGCAGCTTCATAAACCGTTGGCTATCAAAAGCACAAAACAGCTCAAGATTGCCGACACAGACGAAAGGAGGAATACCATACTTTGACATCAACGGAGATTTACCGAGCCTTGAATGAGTTTATGAGCTTATATCCGAACTACTACAAGAACCAATCGAGAGAGTCGATGGAAAGAGTCGCACAAAGCTGGATGAGAAAGTTTGATAAAGTCACTGACTACAATACCTTCATCGACGCCTTGTACGAATTCGAACAGAAGTCAGATTATCCTAACCCTCCTACTACCAAACAGATGTTGGACCTTTACCGCACAGTGAAAATGCGGAAGGCCAGCGAAAAAGGGCAGTCGGGGAGAAGGATAGAAACTCCGGAAGAAGTAGCCGCACAGATCTTCCACCAAGAAATGGAAAAGCCACGTGAGAAGAGAAACTACGATTTGCTGGAGAGAACAAAATACTATGCCGGATTGTTTCAGGATGATGAGGCTTATAAAAAACATTTTGGCAAATATAGAGAAGAATACGAGAAGTATTAGGGAGAGACGATGAAACACTACTACGGAGAAATAAGAATATCATTCACTTACACTTGCAAGGACGAAGAAGAATTGTACGAGTACATCGAAGATTGTTGCAACCATGACGGCCTTCAGATCCATACCATCGATATAACAGACGAAGAGGAAGAACCTTATATCCCGGAGGGCAAATAATGGACTGCAATAATTGCAAACACCTAAAGTGTGAACCTGGTGACAGATGGACACCTGATTGTTATTACTGCGATCTCGATATGGATGAGGACAATTGCGAAGAATATGAGTACTTTGATTATCTCCAACACATCGAGGACGAAGAAAACAGAAAGCACGATGCAAAACTTCAGGGATGGGATTGGAGAGAAGCCAGAGGTGATTATGACAGGTAATGAATTAAGTAAAAGAATATCTTTGATGACAATTCTTAATGCAGAAAAAAAGAGAACCATAGACACCATGTCGGTTGGTTTATCCGAAACCATGAAAGAGTCTTTAAAAGAAAAAATTGAAACGATTGAATGGGGTTTGGAATTGTTGAACGAGGGTGTCGATATCAACTATAAGAAGATATTTAGAGAATGTGATGAAAGCAATATTAATAATTGATGATATGCCGAAGACCTGTGGTGGCTGTCCTTGTATGCGAGTATCTAACACAGGGTTCGTGTGTCAAGAGGAATGGCGAGATGTTGTTGACCCCGACCATATTCCATCATGGTGTCCTTTAAGACCATTGCCAAGCAAAATAGATGTGACAGTTAAGAGGTTTGAGGATATTCAAAGTTACAGTATTACTGAGGTCGCAGACAATATTTCTGCAAGGATAATTCTTAAAACTGATGAAATATTCGCGCTTGGGTGGAACGCCTGTCTTGAGGAAATCATAGGAGAAACAGAATGAAAGCAGTAGTGATAATAGATCTTCCTGACAATGTTAAATGGGAAGAAATAGAAGATGTAATTGTCGATGTCTGGATCGGAGAAAAAACATTCATAAGAAAATATAAGTCCATGCAAAGGGGGGTCGAAATAAAACCTTTACCGAGCAAACTAAATCACGGAAATATATGGTCAGAATACGATGAAGAGTGCGGGTACATTGACGGTTGGAACGCTTGTCTTGATGAACTGTTAGGAGAAGAAGAATGAATCTTAAAAATACAGATTACGATGACTTTATTACTTTATTAGACGTCCACGAAGCGCTGAATAAAGAAAGTGAACAGACATTGGCAAACAGTTTTCAGGAATTAAGAGGATGTTTAGATGCGCTTTATTATTCAGGCAGAGATGAAACAACAGACAACGATAGAAGAGGGCAAATCTTGCAATTAATAGCTGAAATAAGATACTCAGGCTATCGTGAAGGTTTCCGGGATGCCATTAAGCAGATGGATATCGTAATGAAGAAAAGCAAGACAAGATCCGAACAGTTAGAAGCGGAAAAGCTCAACGGAGAAGGCGGTCTGATGGGAGGTAAAGATGATTGATGAGTTGTTAAACAAAATGATTCAGTGGGCAGAGGAAGGTCTAACCGGGATTCAACAGACAGAAGAATATCTTCAGGGCAAAGACGAAAACCTACCATACCTTAAACTCGTTAAAGCCGAAAAGAAAATGCAGGTAATATACATCTTCATCAAAGGTTTAAGAAATTGGCTGAGAGAAGAAGCTCATTATTGGAACCCGGAGGAACTGAAATGACACTAGATAAGCTAAAAGTCCTCTGTGCGAAATATAGAATACCATCATCTGTTAAGCTACTGTCTGATTCAGGATGGGAATGTAGTGAAACCGAAATGGATGGCGTGTATTACAGCAGAGATAAGAACGTAATAATTTTCACTCAAGGCGGTCCGCTATATGAAAACGATAACTATGGGGAACTGGAGAGATTAACATGACAACAAATCAAAGAGATATCCTTGCTGCCTTACTGACAATAATTCACGCTTCAGGCAATGACCTAAAAGACCTACCTGAAAAAGCCGTAAAAGAATATTCAGCAGTAAGACTAGCAGTGGAAGAGATCGACATCAGAGAGAACTATGCAGAGCAATTAGAAAAGTTCCGCAAGGACATTACAGAGGTGATGGAAAAATGTGGGTTTACACGTTAAGAACTTGGATTAGATTGATATTCGGTTTATTCGGTTTCGCAACCATAGTTGTATTTATTGCTGGATTGATGTCATTTGCCATTGTATTGATGTTCGTCATTGTAAAAGAGGTTATCCGGGATGGAATTCTTGATAAAGGTCAGTGGTTCAAAAAGGAGGACTAATGCCGTTTCTTAATGATACTGAAATAAAACAGCTAAACGCTTTGCAGACATACAGAAATCAAATCTTAATTGCAGATTCACAGTTAACCACTGGGGAAATGACTGCACAAGAATATGATTCGCTAATGGAAAGAATAATTGCGGGCGTTAAAAAAATCGAAGACTACTACGGCATTAAGGAATACGATGCCAAAAAGGAAATGTACCGAAAATCTTTTGATGAACAGATGGGCAACCCGATGGGGATGTTGGGAGAGATGTTCGATGAATACGATATCGAAACTGATGAGTATTAGTCACTACTGCAGTAACCATTATGAGTGCAGAGATTGTATTTATGCCTACGGCCCGGAAGATGACCCATACTGCAAGATCGATGATGTGTTGAGGTATTTATCAGCAGAAGAACCACGTAGCTGGAAGAAAGAAAAAATTGAGGAGAGATTGAAATGAAAATATACAAGTCAAAATATGGGTGGAGCACTACCGCTCACTCAACCACAGTTAACGGAGATAAGGTAGAGTGTTACTTTGATTGCCAATTCAAGAAGGGTTTTGAACCAGAGAACGAAATCGAAGGGGAATTGTACTTCAAAGGAAAAGACGGAACGATTAGGCCATGTTTCTTATCTTCCTACGCCAAACAGGATGGAACAGTTAAACCGAAATTGGTGTTGAGAGAACCAGAGGTAGGCACACATAACTTCGTCCGTAAAGAGACGCAGATGCCGCTCACAGGAACGAACCAAACTGTAGATGGGCATTTAGATCCTGAAGTAAAAATAGATCCTGATGAACTCCCTTTTATTGAGTCTCTAGTGCATGGCGA